GGTGATTTCCAAGCTCGTAGAATTGAAAATGTATCAACAGCACACTACTTTGTAAGAGTTAATAATAGAGAATTTAACTTCTCAAATAACCCTACTTATGTAGATGCAACCGGTTCAATTACAGAACCTACATTCCAGGCCGATCCAATGACATTCATTACTACGGTTGGTTTGTTTAATGATGCAAATGAGATGATAGCTGTTGCTAAAACATCTAGACCTATTGCTAAATCATTTAGTAAAGAATTATTATTAAAAGTTAAATTAGATTTCTAAGATATTGTTTGAAAGTATCGTAGAACAAAAATCAAACAACATAAAACAAACCCAATCCTAAAAAGGTTGGGTTTTTGTTTAATAAGATATTTATATTAAGATATGTTAAAACAAATTCCAAAATCAGATATTAATTTAAGACCATTTAAGGTATATAAAACCTGGGAAGGTCGTACTGAAACTGATATATCATCTAGTGTAGCGGTTAATCATAATAGTAGTAGTTCTAATCTTACGGATGTTGAATTATCTGAAAATGGTTTATATCATCAGTTAAAAACAATGTATTATAGTACTAATGGTGAAAATTCATTAAATCCATTTTTATCTTTTGGTGATTTTAAACCTAGATATACAATATATCCTGATGCTAAGCAAAGAGTTATAAATGATAGAACATTAGTTTTAAAAATACCACAAACAAAATTTGGTGAAGGTATTAAGAAAAATTCAGTAGAATTAGTATTAGAAGGAACGGATGAAAATATAAGTGATGATGGATTTAGTAATTTAATATCGGATAGAAATACATATGAATTATTAGAATTTAATATACAAGAGGAAAAGATTGTATTTTTAGATGTAGAACGTACTTCGTATACTTTAAATTTATGGGCAATTGGAAGTCCATATAGTATTGATATGAATACTGGAATTATTTATTTTGAAGATGAAGGTAATTTACCATTTACAAATTTAGTAGTTGATATTGAAAATAAAACATTGACTTTTACAGGATTAATAACATCATTATCCGAATTAGTTATTCCAAATGTAGGTAATGTATTTTATTCACATGGTATAATAACATTAACTAAAGATACAGAAATAGGTGGAGAAAAAGAAAATGCATTTGATGCGTTTGATTTATCTTACAAATCTACAATTACTATTTACGAAAATGAATTTTTATTAGTAGTGGGTGAAGATGAATTTAATGCATCTACTAATCCATCATCATATACTGAAACAAATATTGTAACTGGTTCAATATCAACTACATATGAAGGTGTTAGAAAATGGAGAAATAGTGAAAAATATCAAAAAGCAGAATTTGGTGTTTATGAATATAGTTCATCAATAGATACTACTGGTTCATATTTAGCACCGTATATTACAACTATTGGTTTATATGATAATAATATGGATATGGTGGCAGTTGCTAAGTTAGCAACACCAATTAAATCAACTCCAGACCTTCCTGTAAACTTTTTAGTAAGAATTGATACTTAACATATATTTATATTAAACAAAAGGATTTTAATATGGCAATTAACGGCGTAACAAACAAAGCTAGTATTTTAGATACATACAATAGTAATACAGATTTCGGTAGTGGTGCAGGACCAGGTGCTACGGGATTTACTAATGCAAAAGCAGCAGGTGGTACAACACCAAAAACTACTGATTTTATAAAAGGTGTATGGCCTGAAAGAGGTATAATTGCAGCAGGAACAAATGCTGCTACTGGATTTACTGCTAATAAAAAATCAAAAGGTCTTAAAGATACAGAATTTGCAATGGTGGATATTAAAACTGCAAAAACTAGTGATACCTTTAAACCATTGAATACAAATAATGATTATCAATACGATTCAAAAACTCTTGTTGGATATAATAATAGTAAAAAATACAAAAAACCAGCGAATCCATAAATTAAATAATGGCAAAGAAAAAGGTTACAAAAACAGGTTGGGTAGCAAAGAAAAATGGTTATAAGAGTGGATTAGAAGATACCGTTTCCCAACAAATAGAGAGTAAAGGAATTAAAGTAGAATATGAAACTGAGAAGGTTAATTATATTATACCTTCATCACCTCATACATATAGTCCTGATTTTAAATTACCTAATGGTATAAGGGTAGAAACGAAAGGTAGGTTTGTATTAGCAGATAGAAAGAAACATCTATTAGTTAAAGAGCAAAACCCTACGTTAGATATTCGTTTCGTATTTACCAATTCAAAGAACAAAATAACTAAAAAATCCAAAACTACTTACGCTGATTGGTGTGATAAACATGGATTTAAGTATGCCGATAAGGTAATACCAGACGAATGGTTCTCCGAATAATTTGGTAATTTCAAATATTTTCCGTATATTTGATATATGGAGATAATACAACTTTTTGATAAGTACATTGGACCAAGCAAAGCTTTAAAGAAAAATGAGCATGCATATCATTGTCCTTTTTGTCATCATCACAAACCAAAACTACAAATAAACGATAAGACTTATAAGTTTCATTGTTGGACTTGTAATGCGGGTGGTAATTTAATTTATTTAGGTAAGAGAATCGGAATGAGTGATTTAGACCTAAGTGATTTAGTAGGAAGATGTGGAATTAGTGAAGAGATTAGAAAAAAATTAAAAGATGATTGGGGTGGTTCTATTAAAGAATTATTAGATAAAATTACAACAGATACAGAAGAGGAAGAGATTGAAAACACTTCACAATTATTTTTACCAGAAGAGTTTAAATCTGCATTAGAACTTACAATAGATAAAAAGAATCCAATTGAAGGACACGCTATACGATATCTTAAAGATAGAGGTATAACTAAAAAACATATTATTAAATATAATATTGGGTTTTGTCAAAAAGGATTATATGCTGGTAGAGTTATTATTCCATCATATGATAGTAGAAATCAACTAAATTATTTTATAGCTAGAAGTATCTTTCCTGATGAGAAACAAAAATATAAGAATCCACCTGTAAGTAAGGATGTTATAGTTTTTGGTAATCAAATTGATTGGAAACAACCTATTATTTTATGTGAGGGGGTATTTGATGCAATTGCTCTGAAAAGAAATGCTATTCCATTATTAGGTAAATTCGTTCAAAAAACACTAATGGGAGCTCTAAAAAACGCAAAACCAGAGGTTTATATATGTTTAGATAACGATGCACAGGAGGATTCGCTGGTATTATATGATAAAATAAAATCATATGTAAAGTCGGTGAAAACCATTAAGTTAGAAAATGGTAAGGATGCGGGTGAAAATAACTTCCAAAATATTTTGAAATATCAGAAAAATTCCGTAACTTTAAGTTGGGAAAGCGTATTAAGAGAAAAACTATTGACAATTAATAGTAGTTCAATATTAAAATAGAATTTATCAAATAAAATATAAATGAATAAATTAAAAAGAATTTATCACATTGCAGATATTCACATTAGAAATCTAAAAAGACACCAGGAATATAGAGAGGTATTTGACAGATTATTTAATGATATTAAAGAAAAGGGAACAGAAGATTCCCTTATTTATTTAGCGGGGGATTTGGCTCACGCTAAATTAGAAATGTCACCTGAACTCCTTAATGAAATAAATTATTTTCTTAAGAAGTGTTGTGAATTAGCACCTACAATATTAATAGCTGGAAACCATGATTGTAATTTAAACAATCAAGGTAGACTGGATGTTTTATCTCCAATCGTAGAAGCATTAAATTTACCTAACTTAACTTATTTAAGAGATACTCAATCATATACCTATGGGGGTGTAAGATTTGATTTATTTTCTATTTTCGATGATAAAGAAAACTGGAAGTTTGAACCTATTACATCGGATACTAAAAATATTGCATTATTTCACGGACCTATTTTAGATGCAACTACTGATGTTGGATTTCATATTTCATCTAGACATTTTACAACCGAGATGTTTGATGGTTATGATTTAGCCCTATTAGGTGATATTCACAAAAGACAGGAAATGATTTCTCCTAAAGGTTGTAGAGTGGTTTATCCTGGTTCTTTAATTCAACAAAATCACGGTGAAGCATTATCTAAGCATGGTTATGCAATTTGGGATATGGATAATCTTTCAGTTGAATATGTTGATGTTCCAAACGATTATGGTTATTATACACTACATGTAGAGAATGGTGAAGTACCTGATGTAACGGATATGCCTAAGAAACCAAGATTAAGAGTGTTGGTATCTAAGACAGATGCATCGGATATGAAAAGGGTTACTACTGAAATTAAAAAGAAATATAAGGTAGATGAATTTACAATTACTCGTACTGATACTTTAGCAAGATTAAGAACGGGTAATAGAGATGGTAAATTGAATGTAGGTAATGTAAATGATTCTCAATATCAATCAGGTCTTATCAAAGATTACTTAGGTAGAAACTATATGTTAGATGATGAAACATTAGGTAAGATTGAAGATTTGAATAATAAGTTGAACAAACGTTTGACAGATGATGATTTAGTTAAGAATATAACATGGAAACCGATAAAGTTTGAGTTTAATAATATGTTCTCTTATGGTGAGAATAACATAGTAAACTTTGATAATATGAAAGGTTTAATGGGTGTGTTCGCTCCAAACGCTAGTGGTAAATCATCTTTATTTGATGCATTATCATTTTGTATATTTGATAAGAGTAGTAGAGCATTTAAAGCACAAAATATATTAAACAATCGTAAAACCGAATTTAGTTGTAAGTTAGAGTTTGAAATTAATGAAGAAAGATTCTTTATTGAGAGAACTGCTAAAACAAACAAAAAAGGTGATTCGGTTAAAGTAGATGTAAACTTTTGGAAATTAGATGGGGATGAAATTATTTCTTTAAACGGAACTGAACGTAGAGATACAGATAAGGCAATTGAATCTTACTTAGGTAAATACGAAGATTTTGTATTAACAGCATTATCTTTACAAGGAAACAATTCTTTATTTATTGATAAATCACAATCAGAAAGGAAAGATTTATTAGCTCAGTTTATGGGTATTAATGTATTCGATAAATTGTATGATTTAGCGAGTGAAGATATTAAAGAAGTTCAAGTCTTATTAAGAAACTTTAAGAGAACGGATTTTACATCTGAATTAGCAACTGCTGAAAATAAATTGGAAACCTTAAATGATGAGTATGAGGAATTTGAAATTGAGAAAGAAGGTTACGAAGATAGACAAGATGATTTAAATGAAGAAATAACTAATCTATCAGCTCAATTAGTTCCTATTGATGGCAACTTAGATATTACTGAATTAGAAAGTAAACAATCAACTTTACAATCTCAAATCACAGGCTCCGATGCAACTATACAAACCAAATCTTTAAGTATTGGTAAGATTGTAGATGTGATGGCTGAATTGACAATTGCAATTGATAGTAAAAAACAATTTAATGGTATTGATATAGAAGTTGTATATGCCAACTATCAACAACAACAAAAGGATTTAATTGAAGCTACGAAAACTTATGATATTGCAAAAGTACACCTAAGTTCCGCAGAAGAAACAATTAAACATTTGGATAATCATAAATATGACCCAAATTGTAAGTTTTGTTGTGATAATACGTTTGTAAAAGATGCAATGAGAGTAAAAGAATTGTTACCTCAATTGCAAGAAGAACTTAAACAAGCAACAATAAATGCTACTGGTATTCAACAAACGTTAGATTCATGGGAAGGTATTGAAGAACAATATTTACAATTTGAAGATTATAAAACTAAATTAGAAAAAGGTAAAGCACTTCATAAAACTACATACTTAGAATTGAGTGGACTAATTACTCAAAAAGAATTGTATGAAGCACAATTGGCAGCAGTAGAATTGGATATTGAAAGATACCACGCCAATGAAACTACTATTCAAAACAATGATTCGTTAGAAGAACAAATTGATATTAAGAAACAAGAGTTAGCGGGAGTTAGTAAAGACTTAAGAGAGATAGCGGCGCGATTATTAGATATGAATGGACAAATAGTTCAAACACAATCTTATATTACATCAGTTACCGATAAGATGACAGAAGCAAAAGATTTAGAAGAAAAGTTCCAAATCTACGAATATTACTTAGATGCAGTTAAAAGAGATGGTGTATCATATGAATTGATTGCAAAGGCCCTACCGGTGATAGAAGGTGAGGTTAACAACATCTTACAACAAATTGTAGAGTTTGGTATCGTCTTTGATATGAGTGGTAAAAATGTGAACGCTAGGATTGTTTATGAGGATCAGAGTTGGCCATTAGAAATGTGTAGTG